TTAAGACCAAAGATCGTTATCTGATCTCTGGCTAAGATCGGATCGTCTGCTGTGTTTCCCTCTCTAAGTTCTACTTCGATCTTGTCGGGCATATTAGCATAAGAAGATTCCGGGACGTAAGAGTATGTGTTGTCAGTACCTCCATAAGAACCTCCCTGGACTACGGAGTCATCTTTAAAAAATCTGTAATAAGGTGTTCCAGATGAGTTGATCGCCGTAGCAGTGATTGTTACTAGCTGACCAGAGGACTCTCCGTCTGGAACTGGATTGCCCTCTGCGGCATCGTACACGATCGCCTGGTGTGTGGTTGTGAGCTTAACAGTCCTACCTGCTGCTCCGTCCGAGCCGTCTGATCCGTTTGCACCATCGACTCCGTCTACACCTCTTCTGGATTTTGTCAAGGACTGCAACTTGGTGATGTTTGCAGAACCCTCGGCGTTAATCGTGTAAGAGATGATAGCAGTCTCAGATGTAAAGGAAGAGTGATCTGGTATTACAACATCGCCGTCTGAATTTACTGTGTACGATCCTACCGTGATGGTGCCTTGCTGAACTGATGATGCAACAACATATTGTCCGGTAGAAGGAGTACTTCCTGCAGTTAGACCTGTTAATTGAGTTGATCCCTTATAGACCACAATCTTTGTGCCAGAATTTTCGTATCCTGTTAGATCTCCTGATCCGTCCGGATCAATTACAGTTCCACTCGAATCTGCAGGTATCGTGTGAGCTTCGTTTTCCAAAACTACAGTATATGCATCAGAACCATCCCTAACGCCCGGGATTGTTATTTGATCTGTAGCTTTGACTGTAGAACCATCGCCTTCCCTGAGCTCTACTTCGAACTTTAAAGGAAGAGAAGAGTCCTCTATTGAGGAAGGAGCACTAAAAGTATAAGTTGAAGTCGTTGAAGAAGACTGAACTTCCGAGTCATTTAAAAGAAATCTAAATTTTGCATCTGTTCCATCGGGAACATTCTGATCAGTCGCAGAAATCGTGATCGAGGAAGGCGAGGGATTAGCACCGTCTTGATCGTATATTATTACGTTTTTCCCAGAAGAAACAGTTAAGTGAACTGCTCTTGCGTCGGTTCCTGCAGAACCATCGCTTCCGTCTGCTCCAGGGGCTCCATCCGAGCCGTCAGCCCCATCAGAGCCATCAGAACCACCGATGAGCTTTTGAATCACAAGAACCCTTGTAAGGTCAACTATACCCGAACCTAGATTCAACTTGTATGGAATGGCAACTGATATGCTGGCAAATGTATCTGAGTTTGACTCATCCTCGTGCTGTGTCAAATCTACAAGCGTGAGAATTTGATTTCCACCAACGTCTTTTGTTATTCGAAGGGCAGCTACTGTCTTAGAACCCCTTTTCATATTGATTCTAAAATCGTTGGGAGAAAGATCGTCATGTCCCTCTAGAGAGACGGTGAGAGAGGTCCCTTTATCAGTTTCAGCAGTTGCGTTCGAACCATCAACAAGATACTCGTTAGTATCGATATTAGAGTCCCCACCAAGAGAAGTATTCGAATAGTCGTTGCCTGGTGTAGTGAGCCTAGTTCCTGACGATAAAGATCCGTCCATCTTGGCACTGGGCGCGCCGCTAAAATCGGTCGCCCAGTCGGCTCCGTTCGCCGGATAGGCATAGTCAGGTGTTGCTTCAACAGTGAGAATATTTGTTGTAAAGAAAAAGTTTGCGCCGGCGGTGGCTGAGGATTCTACAGGTAAACCATCGATTAAGATTCTTTCAGCGTTGATGGTGCCTTCGAAGGTTGACTCTCCGTAAACAGTGAGTCCGTCGTTTTCTCCCTTGACACCAACTGAAAGACCTCCGGGAATTACAGTGTTGGTGACCTCTCCACTTCTGTTTCGGACGACTATTTTTTTGGCTTTTTTTGCTTTTTTCTTATCAATATATTGCTTTGACATAATCTTAAACTAGACCTCTAATAAAATTACTCAAATTCAATTTCATAAGACTCAAGATCTCCATCAGGAGGAGGACTCTTAACAACATCCCTGTCCTTTGATATCTCGTCAAAATAAGGGAAAGAAGAAGAAGAAAACTTATGAAGATTCTGAGCATTTGTAGTTCTAGGGTCTACGTCGGGTTCGCCGGCTCTTGATACAAATCTAATTCTAACAGGACTTCCTTCTTCGTCAAGTCCGGATTTTCGCTTTCCGTCAACGATATCTTCTGGATCGAGAACCTTGTAGAGACCTCTCATCATTCCTTCGGGAGGTGAGAACATCAAGTCTCTAAAGTTGCCATGAGAAGTTCTAGAAAAATGATATACAGGTGAGACCGGTGTGGTGTTCATAAGTCCATACTTGAAACCCTCGATGTTATCAGTCACGCCAAAGGCTCCGGCGGGCCTAACTGGAAATCTTATCGAACCATCGCTTAGATATTTTGGAATTCCATAAAGTGTGTTGTACAGACTTCTTGTTTCTCTAATTGCGACTTCTCTTCTATGGCGCTTCCTCATGATTAAAACATTTTGAAAAAGATCCTCAGGGACCGGAGATGCAAATGAAACTACTTTTAGAGGTACACTTCCACTTGGCTCAGAAGTATAAGAAGATCTGTTTTGACGCTGACTTGTAGAACCTACTGAAACTCCGTGGATTCTCTGAAAAGATCCTGAAAATACTCTGTCCTCGAAGAAAAGATTGCTGAATCTTCTGTTCGAACCGTCAGAAGCTCTTCTAAATGCTGTTTTGCCCTTGTAGAGAAAGGGATTTGATGGTAAAAATCTGTTTCTAGAGGCATTAATCTCTGGGTCATTGAAGAGACCTAAGAAAGGTGCAGCTCTTCTTGTAGGTTCGCCGGCGGCAGTACTTAGCTGTAGTCCGTATCTAACAATAGAACCTACTGTCTTTCTTTCCGCAAGAGTATTTGACGGTAAGATCTCAGAGAGAAAAGCCCCAGGGGGTGGAACAGCTGAATCGTAGTAAACAACGTTATTGTCGACCAAAGGAACTGTTCTGCTGAAGGAACTGGTTGTTATCTTCACAGCAGTTGTATTCGAACTACTTGGATCTCGAAGAGAGACGTACTGTTTTGTTTTCGAACTTATTACTCCTCTTTCAGAACCAGAGGGTTCATGATTGTTCACCATTGATCCGAAAACATTGGCGTCGTAGATCGATCCAGTCATGGTGATCAAAGGTTCAACGTCCCACTTGTCGACGACAGGATCACCGAGTATTGCCTCGTGAATGCCAGGCGATGTCAAGGGCTGGTTTGAAGTATCGTGATGCTCAACCCCTCCTACAACCTGTGAACCGAAAAGAGTTATCTTTAAGTTTTTGATTCTGTCGACCATCTCTTCAGCATTGTCTTTTACTTCCTGGAGAGAAGAGTAAAACTCTGGGATGTTTTCCCAGCCAATTATCAGCTTATCCGAAGGAAAGATCATGTAGGGTGACGTCTTAAAGTATTCCTTCTTAGGTAAAAAAGAAGCAGTAGATGAGTCTAAAGAAGTCACAACGAGAGGATCGTTATTGGGATCGATATCAGAAGCTTCCAGGGAAGGGCCTAAGTGTCTACCCGATGCTCTTCCATTTAAAGCTGGACCTCCTGGATTTGAGTCTCTATCATAGTGCCAAGCAGTAGTGGATAGCGGGCTGGTTCCAGCATTGCTGTAGTCATTAGCAGAAAAAGTTGTAAAAAAACCAGCCATGGACTGTTTCTCGGCAACTCTGGGCTCTATTTCCAGACTCAAGCTAGAGGTGACGCCGAGTCGTGCTTGATCTTCTCCTGTGTAAGTGACAAAAGCGTCAAAAGAATTCTTAAGATCATTATATAGGCTCGAGCTAGAATAGTTGTTGGCTACGTTTGCAACTCCGATTCTGCCGTAAGTGATTATCTCTCTGTACCCTTGAGAAAGTCCTTCTCTTAAGAAAGATTTACTTCTTTGATACCACGTCTCAGATATTGGTATTTGATTTTTCTGTTCGGGTACTTTTCCTTCTGGTTCGTTTGTTTGACAAAGAATGAAAAACTTTCTAAATGCTATTGTTTCAAGATCTTGATTGCTTGAAATACCCAGATTTACATCGATATCGACTTTGATCTTCTCAACAAGAAAAGGAGTTCCAATCTTGTTTTTCATTTCTATGTACTGAGATCCGGAGGGTTGATATTGCATCCCTAGTGGAAACTGCAGAGAAACAGTGGGCTGGGCACAACTCTTTAATCGGTCTATCTTTTTTCTAACTATAGTTTCATTTGATATCTCGCCAGCTGTAAGTCGGTAATAATCCAGAGTCTGGCTTGTAATTCCGCTGCTATCACTCAAGGGATGGTCGATGTAAACAGGTGCTGTGAAACCTCTGTATCCAAAAATTCTAGCCTGGGTGTACGACATAAGACTGTTCAAGGGTATCCCAGCTGTTGTATAGGCCAAAGATATTCCCGGGGGATCGACTATCTCTTTTTTTAAAGTCCACTTTTTAAGAACATCATCCCAGTAAGAAAATCCGGGTGCGTTTGAAGATGTCGTTATTTCTGGATGATACAATCCTTCGGGACCGGCTTCGGCTGGGGCGCCGTCACCGTTTACTCCAGTTGCAAAATACAAAGCTGTTCCAGTTCCATTCGGACCATTTGAAGAACTTAGATTTATGACTATCTGAGTTTTAGAACTCAAGGGAGAAGAAAATCCAGGTAAAATAGAAACAGGAGTTCCTTCCTCGTAGTACTTAGTACTTCCTATTGAGTACTTTCTGTCATCAAATGGACTAATGTTTTCTCCAGGAGAGAAGTGAATTCCATGATCTGATATTCCTGGTAAAATGCCTCCTTCGATCATGATATCCGGCAGAGAGTTAGGGGTACTAATATTGTTTCTATCAAACGGGCTGCTTATAGTGAGCTTCGTAGCAGCATTAACTGTTGTAAAATCCCGAACAAAGTTTGTTACTTTATAGTCTCTGTCTTTGGGAGAACCCATTAAAGGATTGTAAACCGATATTCTTCCGTTCGAGTCTACGTTTCTCTTTCCGTTGATGCTCTGCATATAAACAGAGCCGCTTACTGGCTCTGCTTTCAGTTCTAGGTCAGGATCGTTATTAATACAGACAGAAAGCATATAGGCGACGTGCCGATTTCCTCCTGGCGTCATTCCTAGAGAATCGGTAAGCTTTGTTTTATTTGGATTGACATAAACAGGAGTAGCATTTAAAACCCTTCTAAGCCCATAAAAGCCGCCGGCTGGGTTTGGAATGGAGGCTCTTATTACCTCAAACTCTTTGGTGGTTCCGTTAGATCCAGTAAGCCCAAAAACGTAACCTTCCATCGAATCTATACCTGTTTTTATTTGTATCTTTCCCCTGGGAAAGCCTGTCTTAAAATCAAGCGTGTTTCTGTCATTGTAAGGTTCTACGACTCTGTTTCCAACAAAATCAGGATCACCAGTCCTCAAGTTAGTGGGGTAAGACCCAGTTCTATAATCGTTCTCTCTTATAATAGTTCGAACTGGATTTGTCAAAATTCCCGAAGTGGGTAAGAATGCACCTTGAGAAAGTGAGTAGATTCCGTAAATCTCGGAGCTTTTTAGAACTTTTGACCAGACTGCTAGTTCTGCGTACGATCCATCGAAATCGTAGCTTGTAGAGCCTCCAAAAGAATTACCTACACAGAACCTTCCGCCCGAAGGTCCGGTCATGCTAGTGAAATTGTTTTCTCCTCTGTCTCTGATGCCTAGTTTTTCTCCGTTAAGATAGAGAGATATTGAATCGGGATTATCTCCTCCGTCGTAAGAAGCTGCGACATGAACCCACTTATCTGAATCGAAAGTGTTCAAGGCTATGTAATTAGACCTTACGTAGATTTCGCCATTGTTCGAAGCATCGCCTATGAAAAGATCAACTGAAGGGTTTGAATAGATTCCTTTCCCAACCTTTAGTACAAAAGAAAACTCTCCGGCAGTCTCAGGCTGCCCAGTAGCGTTTCCTTGATAAGCTGCTACGTGCGTCCCGGAGAATGCGTCGACTTTTATCCAAGTTGCAACTGTGAACCCCTCGTCTAGAACGAAATCAGAGTCATTGTCATTCACCAAGAGATCGTTGGCAAAATTTATAGATTTCCGATCGAAAGACTTCAAGAAAGGAGAATCGCTAGTAGGAGCTCCGGGCGTTAGTAAAGATGAGTCATTCTTCGGGCCAATGCCCCTAGAGTTGTTGGAATAATCAGTAAGTTCTCCTGAAGCTGTCAGGGTTTCGTCAAACTTATACCAAGCATACAAAGAGTCGTAAGCCGTATAAGAAAAACCCGAAGGTGAGTTCATCTGTCTTAGTAAGTCATACGTTAAGCTGGATCCTGCTTTTGGCATTATTTCTTCAAGCCTCCGTAAACTATGGAATCTGTTCCGCCGCCGAAATATTGAGTACCTCTGGTTCCTTCGTAATCGAATGACTCAAAATCAGAAGTATCGAAAGAACCGCTTATCAAGACAGTTCTAAAATCTTGGGAGACGTTCACGCCTTTTTTTGCTCTCTTTTCGAAATATATCTCTCTCATGTGACTTGTGTCCGAAAATTTCTTAATCTGCGTTTCATCTGGCTCGAACACAGGCGGTAGCTCAACAGGCCCAAAGTATTCAACAGCATCTAGGAAAGGAACAACCTTTGGATCACCATCATTATAACCTTCAGAGATCACCACACTGTTTCTGTAAACATCTTCACCAGATCCCAATGTTCCTCTCAAGCCTCTTGTGGTGAAAGGAATTTCAAGACCAGAGATGTCAATGTTGCTTCTTATGCCTAGGGGTTCTAAAACTCCGTTCATGGAAAGAGCATTTCCAGGATCTACTAGCGTCAGAGGTAGGTAAACATTTTGCGGATGTGTTTTTACAAGCTCTACAGGATTCTCAGGGGCGATTTCCTCCTTGAAAGGGAGACCGTCATCATAGAGAGCGGGATACCCTATGTCTCTCTGCTCCATTTCGTGATTTATGACCTGCGTTATTTTTTTCTTAGTGTCGGCTTGAAATATGGATTGACCTGTAAAAAGGGTTCCGACGTCGAGGTTTGCTCCTAATTTATGGGCTACAAAAGAAATTGTAGAAAGTATTGGATTATATCTTACTTGAACTCGATGATAGGGATCTTGCTCGAGCTCAGCAACTACGTCGAAAACTAAGTCGCCGTAAGGTTGATCGTCAGTGGCCTCTTCAGGAGTTACGTAAATCTTAGTCTCTGTGTTGACAACTTCTCTTGTAAGAAAAAATCCGCCGCCGGGAAAACCAGGCGGAACAGTCATGAGAAAAGTAGTAGTAGAATCTATTCTGGTGGATCCAGGAAATCGGGACGCGTCATAGAGCTTTCCCCAAACAGAGTACTTTGAAAACTTTTGACGACGAGGAGAAGTTGGAGTAATTCCGTCGTCGTACTTCATTCCTATGGGCTTTCCACCAACGAGAAGCTTGTCTGATGTGTTTGGTCTGGGGAAAATCATCACTCTTCGAAAGATCTGATTGTAACTTCTCAGATTTGCTCCGTCAGCGTACGCCTCTGCTCCATACACATGAGATCCACTAAGAGTGCCTTCCTCATTTATATCGTAAGAAATAGATCCCTTAGTTAAAGATCCGCTTAGTATTCTAACGCTAGACATCTCTACCTCTTCTTAAGGATACCAATAAGTTGCTGAACGAATATTTCGCCCGGGTTGGGCCTCTCAAGCTCTCCTAGATACATATCAGTATATGCATAAGTAAACTTGGGCCTCTCTAGAGAATGACTCTCTATTATGAAATTAGCACCCATATATTTCGAAGATCTGGGTACTAAATCCTCTAGAACGTCTCCCACAGTGTCATCAAACCACTTGAAAAAAGAAAAGAACTTCATTAGACTCATCTTGTCGGTAAGCCTGTTAAAGTATATTCTTCGAAGATCTCTCAAAGACTTGTACTCAGATGCAAAAACAAGCTCTGGATCTCCGATAGCATTGTCAAAATAATCTAAAGTAGAAAAGAGAAGTATGATATCATCGTTAAGTGCCTGAACTGTTGAGACTTCTATTTCAACTCTTCTGTCGTCGTTAGGGTTTTCCTCTAAAGGTATTTCGTAAACAGGGGCTAATCGTGACCCCTCTGTTTCGGCTAGCTCAGGAGACAAATAAGATCTTATTCTAACTTTGTTGTCTGAGGAGCGGGTGTCTAGCTTTGGAGAAATTGTCCTGTGATCATATCTGACGGGATCAACTACCCTTGAAGAAGGTATAAACCCAGTGCCTCTACCATGTCTGTTATTTTGAGAAAAGTCTGTTATGTTTATTTCTCCCGAAGAACTAGATCCAGTGCTCGGTTGATTCATAGAATATTCAACTCGTAGTCTTTGAAAAGACCCAGTCACATGTTCGTTAAAGCTAAAATGAACAGAAGGATCAATAGTGCCAAAAGACTTCGGGTTCTCGGCGTGAGCAATTGACTCTTTTTTGGAAAGCGCCTTGGAAAAAAATCTAAAATTAGAAACGTTTCCTGTAAAGTCGACTCTGTTTGAACTTGAATCGTGATTTAAAAATCTCAGAGCAGAAGATCCATCGTAACCTAAGCTCATGCTGCCAAAGCAAACAAAAGACCCAGAAGCATTATAAGAAGAATCCACTGAATTCATTGTGTTGTCACCAGTATCATCAAAAAAAGCAGAACTTGATCGAAAGAGAGGAGACTTTAGATATCTTGGCTGGCCTGCTCTGAGAAAATAGGAAGAAGAAGCATAATTGTTTTTCGAGCTTTTTGCCTCTCTTCCGAAAGATATATACCAATTACCTCCGTTAAAAACATCGATGTTGTTGATCTCAACTCGAAGATTTCCTTCTTTGTTTCCGTCAGGCTTTCCGAACAAGATTAAAGATCCTGTTTTTGCTGTCTTCGGATTCGGTTTTACTGCAGTCAGATTAAAAGTAAGCCAATTGTTACCTGTACCAGAAGAAGATCCAGTTGTGTGAATTCTCATTAAACTCTGGGGTGAGGTGTGTGGAAGAGATCCATTAAATGAAAAGAAAGCCTCTGAGGTCCAAGAGCTACTGGTAAAAAGCCCGTCACCTTTTTGATTGCTAACTCCGTTGATAAAAACTCCTCTAGCTAGAGGCTCACCTGGCTCCACTCTAGATGCCGAAAGAAACGGAGTTGTTAAGACCGGTCGGTTTGAGTCTCTTCCCTCAGCGTCCAAAGTTCCTTGAGGACTAAATGAACTCGAAAAATTTAACCTAGACCCAATGTGAGTTCTTTTTTCGTATGTGTTGGATATTTCTTTTCTAGGTGATCCCCCATATTCTTTTATTCTAAAAGTAGTGCCCGGGTTGATTCCTACATTTCTTAAAAGTGCCTCTAAAGAAGATCTAGTCCCTTTTGTTCTTCTTATTTCCGGAAGGTCTGATAGTATTCTTCTCCAGATAGTGTTTTGTATTTCCTGGAGTGACCTGTTCTTCTGAGCCTTTTCAAGGGTTACGTTTCTTCCTTCTTGAAACTGAAGTATTGATGACTGATTGAACTGACTTGGAAGGTTAAACGAGTGATACTCAGCAAGAAAGCTCAGCATGTTGTCTGAAATTGTATCTTTTGAGTCGTAATCTACTTTTGTCATTCTAGAGAGTTCGTCGATGAACATTTTTATCTCATCAAAAGTTTCTGCCCACATATAAAGAATTGACGTAATTAAATGTGATTGTTGTATTTCATTCCCGCCAGGCTGATCAAAAATAATTCTGGGTTGGCCTTCTAGGTTTCCTGCAACTTCATCTTCGAGACTGCTTACATTTTGTTCGTCAGAAAGGTAATGCCTGGGAACTAAGTTTGTTATCAGGTTGGGATTGTTAAGGTCATAGTTCGAAGCACTAGATAAAAGTTCGCTTGAAAGGCTTCTTACAGACTCAAACGTAGGAAAAAGAACAGGAGACACAGAGGGATCTTCAGCAACGATAGAATCGACACCGATCCTAGAAGTGTCTCTTTGGCTGATATCAAAATTAGAAATCTGAGTGTGAAAACCGTTCCCTGAGTGGTCTAGACATAAATTGTTTGTACCTAAACCTGCAGCATTATAAGACCCACTAGGTTCGTTAAATCTAAAATAGAGCTGAAGATCTTCTTGGGCAAAAATCTCTCTATCTCCGTACTTCTTGAGGTCATCTCGTGTTCTAGATGATAAAAAGAATCTAAATTCATCCAAAGCTCCCGAGAGAGTCTGTTTCGGCTCAAAAGAGAGATTACCATAACTGTGTTTCGATCCCGATCCTATCAGCATGTTCGTAGTTTTAAAGTCAATAGTATCTAATATTATCGATCCAGTACTCTGAGTTGTTGAATCAAAGTTTCTTACGATCTTGAGCCTGTTTGTATCTCCCCTATCGTATATCGCTGCGATGTGATGAAACTTACCTTTTGTAATTTTCTTTTTGACTGACTCTGACTTCGAACCGTCTGAGAGTATAAAGACTAGTTGACACTCACCTTCGGGTGAATCTGACTCAGAAGAGCTAGAAAGAGCGAGAGTGTATCCAGCGCCCTGAGAAAGACGCTGAGCTATCACCTCATTGTGATTCACAGATCCGCTTGGTACAAAGATGTTAAGCTCAATTGTAAAGGGATTTTCACCTATCTTGAGTCTAGGCTGTCCGTCATATTTTCTATCAGACTCTAGATCTCCTGAACCTCTGGAGTCATCCACGGAAAGAAAAGTTCCTGGGCTAGATCCATCTCTATCAAAAATTAAAAAACCTGTGTTCTTGGGAAATCTATCAAAAACATACTTCTCAAAACCAGTTATCTTGTCAAAAAAAGATTCGTATTCTGATCGAGTTCCGTCGAATGGGTATTGATTTATGATCTTTTCAAAAGCGACATGTACTTTGTTTTTAGCAGAATTAAAAAAAGTGTGATTCTCAAACTTAGAAAAATCTACATTTAGCTGCTGAGTGTTTTTTAGAGCAGCGCCGGCTGGATCGAACCTAAAGGAGCTAGAAGAATAAACGGCACCATAAGAATCCTGAGCGCTGTCAGAAATTGAAAGACTTTCTCTACCTCCGCTCGACCTAAGGACGCTTGGTTTAAACAAAGAGTCTTTGAAAAAATTAATCTTTCTTGACATTATCTCACCGTAAATCTAGATTTAGAATCCCTAGATATTCTTCTGTGATTACCCTGTATTATCAGGTATTCGAAAACATAAGATCTTCCGGGGTGAAGGACATCCATGTGAAAATTAAAATACATTCCTTCATCGTCAGTTGAAACTCTAGTGGAATTATCTGATTCTCCGAAATCAAATATTACGTCTAGACTATCTGCATCGATAACTCTGTAATAAACCTTTTCAAAAACTTCTGATCTTCTCTTGATTGACTTCTTTCTAGGTTTATTTTGATCTTCTGTTCTATTTAGACCAAAGAGGCGTATCTTGTCACTGTCTGTGGTGAAGTAAGAAGATCTACAGTTTGTTGAAAAAACTTCGATGTCATCTCCGAAGACAGAAGCCTGAGCTTTCTCAGATTTTAGCGTCAAAGAACCCGTATAAAATCCTTTTGTACCATCATTAGAAAACCAAAATTCTTCAAAAACTACTTCTTTTTCTTTTGCAATAAGAGATGCAAGAGACTTTCCTCTTTCATATTCTGTTGAATCCTCGGAAGAAACAGAAAAAGAAGCTGAGTATATTCCGGTGGCAAGAGAGTCATAAGACCCTACTTTGACCTGAGATGCATTAAAAACTTTACTGTACTTTCCTTTTCTGATTTTTATCTTAAGGGCATCGTCTCCGGTGATCTGAGAACCTCCGGCCTTTAAATTAGAAAAAGAAGACCCCTTGCTGTTTCTTAAGAAAACAGTTCCGAAGTTGTCAAAATAAAACTCTGATCTATCGTCTTTTACTGAGTCGTCATATGATATTTCAAGTCTAGGCCGAAGTAACGGGTTCGAAGAGTGCCTAGAAGCAAACCTTTTAACGAATCTAGTTTTTTTATCAGACTCGTCGGAACCTGAAAAGGATATTCTAAACCCTAGATCGGGAACGTGGCCCATCAAGGTGCCTGAAATAGCTGTAGTTACGTCTATTGAGAGATCTTCGTTTCCGGATTCAAAAAACTGAGATGATCCAAACTGAAAGACTTCGCCACCGATGGTTCCAGATTCTATAAGGTCTATGTTACCGGTATTAAGCCCTCCCTTTCCGTTCGCTCCGGAAACAGCCCAAGCAACAGGAGATCCGTTTTGAATAGATGAAGTAAAAAAGTTAGAAACTCCTAGGTCGGAGAATTCTGAGATATTTCTTCCGATACCTTCTTCAAAACTTCTAGAGAGAGGATAAGCTACGACAGAAAATCTTGAAGGAGTTGCATGACCTGATCTTATGTCAAAAAGCTTTATTTTTGCGCTAAAGCTCTTGTGCCTTACATCGAGATTTTTTCTTATTAGATCTCTGGGTTTGGTGAGGTCAAACTTAACAAGCAATCTAGAGATCTCGTTCTGGCTGTCAGATCCTGTTAGCTCAGTCTCATCATAAAGCTTAAAAAGGTCCAAAGTTCCAGCTTTTCCTGTGTTAGCATCAGTAGCCCGAATCTTTTCATTGATGATCTTATCTGTTATGTAAAGATCAGAACTGGCAGTACAGAATATTTTCATTTTTTACACCGCGTACCCGATTATGTCGTTTTCAGGATATCTTAGCTCAAAGATTGAACCTACATCTCCCGTCAAAATGCCTCTCTTAACACTACCTTCGGACTGAAAAGGATGAACTGAATATATCCTTCCGCCATCCCCTTCTCCAAACCTGTCACCGGCTGAAGATTCTACTCCTACTGCAGGTACTATCTCTATATCGTTGATTGAAATAACTCCCTGAGTATTTATTATGACATTCACGATATCGTCGACGATAATCGGTTGATCAATTTGAAAGTACCTTCTCTGAAGTGCCTCTGATAGATTTCTATTTATAGTGAGAAGCGTGGCCTGCTTGTTTACTTTCTTATCTAGAATTACTTCGTACCTAACTTTATAATTTAAAACCTTTGCGTCAACTACGTCTATAGCGTCAGAAAGAAGCCTAAACTCGTTCAAGTAGGTGCTTAAGTTCTGTTTAAGAGTATCAGGAGATATAGTCAAGTTCCCGTCAGCGTCAAGGCTTATTACATGCACTATGAGAGAAGTACCTGTCATAGAGTTTTCAGAAAGTCCTACTCTGAAAACTCTTCCGAATCTATTTGGAAGCGTATAGATCCTGGCTATTAAATCTTCTTTTGTCACTATTCTTGACTGAGCATTTCGGGAAGGTGCTATTAAAGATCTTAAGAAATCAGTGTCAGGAGCGTTAGCTCCTCCAGAAGCAGACTTTTTGTTTACAACCGAAGCACTAAGCCTGACAGACAGAGCTTCGTTTGGATCGGGGTTCTTTCTAAACTCTAGAGATATATTGCTAAACCCATTTATATTTCCGCTAGGAACATTGTGTCGCAAGCCTCCTCCGTGTCTGTATGTGACTGTTATCGTAGTTCCTCTAGGTGATATACCCAATGTTTGTGTGTCGATCAAGGCATTAGGATCTATTGAAAACTTTGAAAAAGTCTTTTTTCCATACATGCTCAGGGCTAACTCACTTGGATCCGGAGCTATGTCGTCATCAAGCGAAAGAGAGTTTCCGCTGCCGAACCTGATAGTAGTTCTAAAATTTGAAGGAGATGTTATGGAAACGAAACGCCTTGGTGCATGCTTAACCTCCAGGGTATAAGGCACCAAGTCAGAATCTTCCTTTCTGGTGTTTTTTACTGGCTCGAATACAGTATCTTGACTCAGAGAGTCGACTTCAAAATATTCATTACCATCGGAGTCAAAAACACTTAGCACTTGTGTTACGTTTTGATTCCCCAGAACAATTTCTCTAAAGGGTACATGTTCATCTTCTATCGCGAAGGTCTCTACGATCTCTTCTCCTGATATTATATCTACGTCTCTTGAAACTATCCAGTTTCTAGGAGTTCCATCCTCCACGTCTTTGACTGATTTCTTTGCAACTAGCTGGTCTAAAACATCTTTTTCAGCGAAGTCGATATCTTCAACTAAATTAAAAATAATCCCATTTGATGATTCCAGAGCTGTTTCTTCAAAGACATAGGGAAGTGCCGATTCTTTTGGTCTGTATGCAGTTTCAAAATTTTCATCAACATAGGACTCAGAAGGAACTGTGAAACTTAATGTAGCTTTTCCAGCTGCTGGAGATGCTCCCATAACTTTGACGCCGGCATTTCTTATATGAGTAGCTATATTGTCGAATTCAACAGCCCTAGAGGGGTCAAGCTCTCTAAACTGGTGATCCAAATAAAAAGACATGGTATCTCCTACAGTTGCTGCAAGATCTACCAACAAACCTCCTAAAGACGCCTCAGAAAAATCTTGTATTTTGTCAGGATAGAATATCCTAGCACTTTCTATCAGCTGTGTCCTGAATCCTTCAAAGTCCCTGGCAAGAAAAGTTCTGTTCGAGCCGGCTCTAAGCCTGTCTTTTATTTTCTTTGTCATCTAATTACCCAACTGCGTATATTAAAGCTTCAACAGCCTGATTTGTAACTTGTATGCTTGGTATTGAGTAAGTAACTCTAACACCTATTTTTGCAAGATTTCCATCTTCACTATTTTCTCTGAAAGGTTCGAAAGTCTCTAGAGAAATGAAGGGCATATATTTTTCAGTGGTAGCTGTAATTCTTCGTATCGCCTGAGAGTCTATATCATCAGAACCTAGCTCAAAAGCAAGAGGAAGAAGATTTCCTCCAAAGTCGTAAATAGAAAGTCTTTCTCCGTGATTAGTAGCAACCATGTTTCTAAAGTTATCTCTTATCTGACCAGCCAAATCTGTATGCATGTCAAAGAGAGCGAAATTTCCAGCAGATAATCTCATCGGAGTCTTTATCCCTATTGGAAGGTCTAGAGTTCTATCCTGAGCTCTCTTGTCTCTCTCAGGTTTTGTTTCGCCTACCGACTTAAAACTATATACTTTTCTTTCTTGATTCGACACGGTTTCACCTCTGCAATAATTATGACACTCCTCAAGATTATTAGAGTTGATCGACTATATACGTCTGAAATGTATTTAAGTTGACTTTATTGTGTAGGTATGTCAACTGAGAGAAGAAGAATAAGGAGATGGTCCTGCAAATGCGGCTTTCAAGTAGGGGCCAGAAAAAGTCGAAGATGTTGTTGCATCGTGTATTTGTTTTGACAACTCTTTGGCAAACTTACCTTCTGGCGGTGCTATATCGGTCAAGCCTTGATCCATTGCGGCATCTACGTCAGGCCCGGAAGGACAAGCCGTAGAACCCGCGGATGTATATCCGCCGGCATTTTTTACACTGGCCAACAAAGAGATGTCAGTAACAAAGCCAGCAGTACAAGCTGAGTAGTCTCTATCCGCTCCACCGGCGGCTGCGTTAGCAGCCGCCAAGAAAGCCGCTCTAAACTGAATGGCTTTTAGAGGAGCAGCAGGCTCGACCGGTTGATCTTCAACAAAACTAGGATCGGGTGTCGGACCAGCTGGATTTACTCCCGGAGCTGGAAAAGGATCTAGTTCTATGTTGCTTAAATAGCTATCAATAGCATCACATATTCCTGAGACGTAGCTTTCAACAGAGTCAGGAGGTCCGTCTATCACAGACTGGATTGCGGTTTCAAGTCCTTCTTTGCTTAAGGCCATTACTTGGTTTTCCCAACTTTGCTCTTTGCAGTATCCCAATCCTCCGCAGACATCTCTGTGGCGCCTCCTGCAACGTGATTTGATGACGGTCCGGCACCTGTGTTGTGAATGTGATTGTTGAATTTTTCCTCTAGTGACTTCAGCATTGTTATAAGCTTGTCACCCAGAAGAATAGACTCGCTAGCTCCTCTACCCAAAACAACTTGAGTTCCGGCACCGTTTTCTCCGCTAGCGTCTTCTCTTCCGTCCCCTATGATGATCTTGGGACCGTCGATCATAATCGATCCGTCAGGCTGTATCACTATAGTTGCTCTGTCAGCTTCTGATTCACCTTCCTTGATTATCCTAATTGAACCATTGATTCCGTTGTCGTCATCCTTACGCGCGACTATTCTTATTTGATCAGATTTAAAAACGATCGCAGAATCACCAGGAGTGGGCTCAACGACAGTGCCTTCTGTGGGTTGGTCAGGATATGAGAGGCCAAATAGATTGTCAGGGTCTGAGAACATTGAAATATAAACCCTCGACGCATCATTGATGAAGTCGGGATCACCTTCGTTAACATCAGCTAGTGCTGATCCTTCGGGTGCTTTAGAAGAGTCTAAGCCTACGTTCTTGTCGGTCTCAAAATTCTCTCTAGAGTTTTCTATAACCCTGGGTCTCGTTCCTATCGGATCGACATCAGAGTTAGCTTCAGATCCTTCGTGAAGTCTACCTCTTCCTACAACAATATCGATTGCTCCCATTCCCTCAGAAAGCCCTACAAGAGAAGCATCATCATTCTCTGGAGTTAAATTGCTGCCTTCAGCGTCTTCAGGTCGTACATTTGCTCCGAACCCTCTTTCAGTTCCTAGAGTTATAGATGCATTGTTCGATCCGTGGAGAGTTAGATCTCCTGGTCTCTTAGTGTGTCTAGGGACAGGTTCAAAGATAATAGAATCTGACTCTGAGTTTTCCGAAACTATCTTCTCATATCCGTCTAAGTCAGGAAGGGTAAAGTAGTCCTCATTTACTCCCGCTTCATTCAGCTTTTCCAAATCAGTAGCTTCAGGATCCAAAAGATCTGATGCTCTATTTGTTAGCTTGAAACCGTTTGGAAAAGAAGGAGCCCTTTCAATTACTAGATTATCAGGAGACTCTTCTTTGACTTCGTTGGTCTCTTGAATCGTGGGTATATCTCTTCTGTCACCGTGCGTGTAATTAAGATCTTCAACAGTGTCTGGTTCATGTATCCTTGAGACCCAAAAGACTTTTCCGTCAACTTCTTCCATCCCCCATACTTGTTCGCCTGGCTTGACAGGTAATGAAAAATGAGAAGAGAAAAAAGGATACATGACGACTAGATTTCCCTCAGATCTACTTTCTCCACCATCTATCTTTTTGGCTATTAGAGAATTCCTAGGGGCTATCAAATAAGACTCTAAATTTTCTCCGTCCTCCCCAGTAGTTTGAATGAAGAACTTTACATTATTAACACTTTGTGACCATTCAGCTATCTTCTCTCTTTCGTGATATGTCTTTGAAAGAACTTCAACCACGACAAACCTAGAAAAAGGTGCCTCTATTATCTCCTTGTTAGGTCTAAAAAGATTTGTCATTAGTCACCTAAGATCTTGCTATACAGCTCGTCAGGAACTATCTTTTCTTGATCTTGCTCAGCTTTGTTTACTAAATCAGCCAAGTTTAATATCTGGTCGTTTGACTTTGACATTCTTTCAAGGTATTTCGACATTATAGTGCCCATGGCAACATGATCAGACGTACTCGAGCCCATTGTCTTATAAGCCTCAGTGAAAAGAATAGAAGCTCTTTCTCTGTCACTCACAGCGTTTTCATAAATCTCTTTCCAAAGAGACTTCTTTTTTTCATCTGTCGTTGCAAGGCCTTCGAGAAGCTCAGAAAAACTTTTTAGTCTTTCTTCTTTCTTTTTCACCTTTTTGAGCATCTTGTCTATTTTTTCTTCGTTATCTTTCATGATTCCTCAAAAAATACAGTACTTGTCGGGAAGCTTTGACATAGCCCTATAGTGTCTTCTAATCACAGACATTGCTTTTGAAAGGTGCTTCTTGTCTAGACCACTTATCTCTCTTATGTATAACAAGACAGCTCTTTTGTTTAGAAGCTCAAGATCATCAATAGAGCCAAAAAGAGTCTCGATTGCATGAAGACACTTTAGCTCATTTTCGTTTGTGAGCTTTACTTTCATATCTTCTAAAAGATTAATGATCTCTTTCTTAGCTTGGTTTTTTATCATGATTTCGTCAGCTGGTGGAACATAGTCGAAATCTTCGAAAACGGCCCTTTGAGCCGCTGACATAGAATTAGGATCATCGATACTGAGATGTCTGTTTCTTCTCTTTAAATGTTTTCTGGTGTTGATAATAAACCAGTTCTTAGCGACCACGTTAAAATAAGAAAAAGCTTTTGATCCTCTAGAGGGATCCCATTTATGCAAAGTTTCAAACATAAAAGAGACGCAATCCACCTTAAGCTCTTCAGATGTAGCATAAGGAGATTTAAAACCGTACACAAAAATTAAGTTCTCTGCCAGCTTGTCAAAAGATGGCAATATCTCTTTTTCATAGATGCTTCTTTTAGAATCAGGGCACTCAGTTTCACAATACTTCGCGATAGACTCACCAGTCTCTTTCGTAAAGTACATGTTTCTAGGAGTTCCTGGTTTTCTCCTTATCTTTTTTCTACCCTTCATTCTAGTTCTGTGTCTTTCTCTAGCTTGTTTGTTAAGTCGAAAGCTACCTGATTCAAAGAATCTCTTACTTCAGAGATATCTTCAACAACCCTTCTAACTTCAGGACTGTCATAAAACAAGGGTCTGGATAAAATCTCAGACATACTTTCATATTTCTCTTCTATTAAGTCTACTGACTCCTCTATAGATTCTTGAACTCTAAGGATTACCATAGCAAACTTTAGACAATAATAAGACACTAGTACAGCATATGTTAAAAGTACAGACGAACCTATGTACCAATAGATCAAGTGAGATGATCTCCTATTGCCTCGTGATAGTGATTTTTAATAGACTCTATTGAATATTCTTTTTTCAAATTTCCGCTAAGATTTTTTGCCCACTCTTTGGGAAGACCCGGCTTTTTATAAAAATTTCTAAGCTTTCTCTTGAAATCGTCTTCTCTGACTTCGGCCCATTTAGACCCCTTGATGAATATCTGATCGTCTATCTTTGAATCTGCTACTTCTTTTAGATCAAAGTCTAGACTTATCCACTTACCTCTGTTTAAAAATTCAGTGTGAGCTGACCAGTTTGTGGCAATTACAGGCAATCCTGAAACAGCCGCTTCGAGCAAAGGCAATCCAAATCCCTCACCTCTTGTTGCTGAAACGTAGGCTTTTATTTTTTCAGACTTATAAAGATCTCTCATGTCCGGTCTAGACATCTCTCCGTGAAGAAGATAGACTCTAGGAAAACCTGTGTGTCCTACCTCACTAAGAACTTGTGCTAAAAGACGAGTTGTCGCTACTTTGTCTATTTCGGTGTCTCTTCCCTTGTTGGTCTTTATAACCAACCCAACGTTCTTGTCATTCTTAAACTCTTCGACAAACCATTTTATTAGATAGAAAAGATTCTTTCTGTCTGTCTCGGGAGAAGTGCCTGTCAAAACTCCGACTGTCAAGAAGTTAAAGTCGGTAACAAGGGCTTCTTCAGCCTCAGACTTTTGAGAATCAGTTAGTAGTTCATCATAATAAGATTCAGGAACTACTTTTATCTCAGTTCTGGGCTTTACTAGTTTTTCAAAAGAACTCTTGGTGAATTCGGAAGGAACTAAAACAAGGTCCATTTTGTTGACGTCAACAGTTGTCCATGAAGGATTTGCAAAGTCTGTCTCAACACCCGCAGTTACGCCGATGTTGAAATTACCAAGATTAGGATCCCATTCGTTTGGAAGCTGACACTGTATGGTGACATCATATTTCTCGCTAGGATCTCTGCTGCATTTTTCTTGCATCTCTCCGATAAGTCCGAAGTAGTCAGAACTCTTGACAAACCAAGGTGTATAACCCCAGTTTAAAGACTCTATAGATATTTTGACGTTTTGCTCACGAAGATATCTGTAAATCTGGCGAGTGTGTTCGCCATAGCCCGATTTAGAAAATACTGGACCTCTTAAAAGAACTGACTTCAAGGCTTGACCTCCTGAATTGTCCAACGTTTTGGTGGGTTTTCTCTTTTTTCTAGTATTAGCTTCTCTAGAGTCTCATCCCAAAGGTCAATGGTCTTTTGATAAGAAAACTCAGAAAGTGCATAGTCCCTAGCTTTTTTGCCCAGAGAAGATCTCTCTTCTTTTGTCATACTGTATAACTTAAAGATGGCGTCCGCTGTTTCGTCGACATCTACGTAGTCTTCGTAAATGTAAGGGACAGATTGAGAGCCGACAAGGCTCTTGCATCTTATTGGTAGTGCTACTCCGTTTTCAGAACCATCCCTGTGATCAACAACTTGTCTTGTTAGACCACCAGTCTTTCCTGCTATGATAGGTTTTCCGCAATTCATTGCCTCAAGAGTAGCAAGCCCAAAACCCTCTGCATAAGATATGTTTATGCAAGCATCTGCCATATTGTGCAAGACATTCATTTTTTCGAATTCAAGCCTCTGGTTCGAAAAGACAATAGAGTCCTGAATTCCTAAAGAAGAAGCGGTTTCGAGCAAATTTGGACCTTCATTATCAGTAGGGTCTGTATGCATTAAAAGCAAAGCATCGTTCTTTCTTCCCGAGGCTTCTGCTTTATCTAGAAATTTCTTCCAGGCCCACAAGACATCATTAGGTCTTTTTCTTCTAGCATTTCTGTTTACCCAAAACAAGACAAACTTATCCTCAGTTCCTTTTCCTAGGACTTCAGACTTATACTGCCTGACTTCGCTGGCTGGCAGGGGATAGAATATCTCTTCTGGTAAAGAATGAGGAATAAAGTTTGTTCTATCAGGAAACTCTTTCTTGACCATCTCATAGGTCATGTGAGAGTGACAATTTATTAAGTCAGTGGAGGCATACAGAGGCCTGTTATACTCCGGAAAAGGATAGTTGTCCCAGACGTGCCAGTAAGCTATCGGGCAAAGTTGCCTTATCTCATCTTCAATCTCGAAGAGCCAGATAAAAAATCTTGGGTCTGTGAATATTAAAACTGCGTCAGGCTTTTCAGCTATCAAGGTCTGGAGTATCATATTTCTATCACCAAAACCATCGATGGGCTTGATGATAAAGTCAGGATTGACTTGAACAACATCGTAGTTTGTGTGCTTGATCGCTGCACCGAACTGTCTAAAGGACCATTTACCTTTTTTCAAAAGACCTTCAATTAAGAACCTTGTCTGACAGCCGACTCCTGATGTACTTAGCGCATGGTCGGAAAGGACTAAAACTTTATATTTTTCATTCATGATCGAATATTACATAGAGGCACTGTTTAGTAAACGCGCTCAAGTGCAATGAGGCGTGTCTTTAAATTCACAAAATTTGCATGCTTCTCTGTTCTTAAGAAGCATTCCAGACTTAATACCCTTGATTGCACTTCGAATCATTTTTTGAGATCTTTCCATTGAGGTAGGACCTGCTGAAACGGGTATTAGCTGAACTGATTTTTCCATCTTTGTTTTCTTTTTTAATAGAACAAAACCACAAGAGATATCTCTGCTACGAAGTTCCATTTTTTCAGACCAAAAAGACTTATAGAGCATTAGCTGAGCCTGCATTAAGAAGTCTTGTCTCTTTTCTTTGGACCATCCTCGAGGTGAAGAAGTCTTCCAGTCTATGATCCAAGCTTTTTTCTTTCCGTCAATTTTTGAAAGGATGATGGCATCAATAAAACCTTTAAACTTTTCTCCCTGGCAACCTTTTATGTTTTCATAGAGTTGATGCTCAGCCTCGATTGACCTCCACTCTCCGAAATTTTCATCCATAAAATCAGGAAGTCTTGTTAGGCAGTTTTCTGCAGATTCCTTCCAGCTGTCTAGATTGTCGTGTCTATATTTCCAACCTTGTTTTTGAGCTGAAGCTGTCTGCTTTTCTACAAACTCCTGCGTGTCGAAACCATGTTCGTTCCAGGCTTCCTCTATCTTTTCTTGACAACTCTTTATGTCCATCACTTTAGTGTTCAAGAAATTTTCAACTGCTTCGTGAACTAAAGTACCATAATGAAGGTGAGGTGATTCTTCCTGGATAGAAAGCTTATCTATGTGAACCAGCTTATGTCGCCAAGGACATTCTTTCCACATTCTCGCTTCTGAAAAAGAGATGTGAGGCTTACCGGTGGGTAAAAGAGGTAGAGATTGTTCTTTTGACATGTTTTCTCTCTTATAAATTATAAATCAATATTAGAAAAAAATGATCAAAAGTTTAAGTTCAGTCTAAACCCCACCATTCTAAAGTTTTTTCTAGGCCTTCCCAGAACCTAATTTTAGGAGAGTATCCCAGAGTTTTCTCAGACTCAGAGATATCCGCCAGAGTGTGCATTACATCACCCATCCTGAACGGTGCTTCTTTTATTTTTATGTCAGAATATCTTTTGGACAGAAATTCTAGAATCTCATTGTTAGAAACTCTGTCTCCGCACGCAACATTAAAACAGTCACCTGAAAATTTGTTTTTACTTTCCATAGCTCTTATGTTTGCGTCAACAACATTGTCAATATAACACATGTCTCTAGACTGCTCTCCAGTCCCGTCTTTTCTTAAGGGTTTTTCGTTTTTTATTGCATGACACCAAGCAGAAACTGCTGTTGAATAGGCAGATCCTCCAAATTGCCCAGGACCAAAAACGTTAAAATATCTCAGAGAAACCATGTCTACATTGTAGAGAAAAGAAGCCATGGCAATGTAATCCTCTACTGATGACTTGTGCCAAGCATACGGTGACTTAGGATCCTTTTTAAAATCTACAGGAGTAGGAAGAACTTCGGCTCCTCCGTAAACAGACGAAGAAGAAGAAAAGATAAATCTCTTGACACCCCCTTTTATAGAACCGTCAATAAGAGAAATGGTTTTCATTACATTGTTGTCAGTAGTTTCAACGGGATTTTCTACAGAATATAAGACTCTGGGAACTGCGGCGACGTGAAAAACATAGTCAAATTTTCCAGCTCTAAGAGAGTTAAGAATCATGGGAGATGAATAACATGCTTCAATATATTCAACGTCTGAATTTTTGTCTATTAGCTCTCTCCAGTCTTCTCTTGCTGAAGAGATGTTATCTACGACTGTGACCTTGTTGTCTTTTCTAAGCCTTTCTACGAGACTAGATCCAATAAAGCCTAAGCCTCCTGTTACTAAAATATTTTTCATTTCTCACCTAATAGGATAAAATTTTCTCTTCAAGAGAGTGCTTAGGAAACCAAGCTAAAACAGACTGTGTGTCTTCAATGTCTGCCAAGGTTTCTCTAACTTCAGCAGGTCTCTCTTTTATAAACTTTCTTTCTCCGCCGATCATGTCAGCAACTTGGTTTATCGAATAGTTTTTTCCAGATCCGACATTATAGATATTGAACCCACTTCTTTTTCTAGAAAGCGCCGAAAGGATGTTAGCTTCGACAACATCGTCGATATAAGTAAAGTCTCTTCTCTGTTCTCCATCCCCTACGATTGTCATCGGATTACCTTCTGATTTTTGTCTTTTAAAAAGACCGATAACTGGAGCATATTGTCCTTTGATAGGTTCTCTAGGCCCGTAAACATTAAAGTATCTAAGGACATCAGTGTCCAATTCATAGTTCTGGCTGTATAATTTACAAATCTGTTCGCCCATCCACTTAGACATAGAATAAGGATTCAAACAATCAGTAGGCATGTTAGGAAGAAAGGGAATTGAATTCTGATGACCGTAAAGAGAACTTGTGCCTGAATATATGAACTTGCTTACTCCGGACCTTCTAGACCACTCCAGGACCCTCTGAGAACCTACGACGTTTACTTCAAAACAACTGTTTGGAGAATCTATTGTAGGTTGAATTCTACTCCTTGCTGCAAGATGAAAAACATAGGAAGATTTTTCAAATACTTTAAAGCAATCATCTCTGGAAACATCCATCTTGTGATAAGCAGCTTTGTCGTTAAAATAGAACTCTTCGTTTTCAGGTGCTGAAAGGTCGTCGATTACTTCGACATCAAATCCTTCGACAATGAGCCTATCTACGATGTGACTTCCTATAAAACCACAACCGCCGGTCACAACTGCTTTAGTCATCTGAAACTGCTCTCCCTTGCATTGATTCCCAGTCTCTATCTTTTCGATATCTGTTGTTAGAGTCTTCAACAGATTTTAGAAAATCAGAGTTTTCGTTCATGATCTCATTAGAAAAGTATATCATTGCAGCAAGATCTTTAGGAAAACAGTGACCCCCGAACCCTCTATCTCCGTCTGGACCCGGAACCGCTAAGTGAGTTCTCCCTATTCGCTGATCGTGTAGCGCATATTCACAAACTTTGTCGTAGTCTATTCCTGCAGATTTGCAGATATCGTACATTTGATTTGCAAAAGTAACCTTGGTAGCTAAGAAGCAGTTAGTAAAGTACTTTATCATCTCAGCTGTTCTTGTTCCTGTCTTTATAATAGGAATCTCAGGAAAAGGTTTTCTGAACATTGCTTTTACTTTTCCCGTGGCTGGACGAGGACCACCGACTATTATTCTTGTCTGGTTCTTAAAATCTTGAAAAGAATTGGCTTCAGTTAAAAATTCAGGACTAAAACAGACATCAAATCGAGTGAGACCAGAAACTCTATCAGTTGTACCTGGAGGTATGGTTGACTTTATAACCAGAACAGGCTCGTTTTTTGTATCTACGTTTTCTACATCAGATATCACTGACTCTAGAATTCGGGTGTCACATTCACCTGACTTTCTCATAGGAGTAGGAACACATATAAAAACAATTGAAGAGTTGCTAACTACTTCTTCGTGACTGTTTCTTGACTTAGATGAGTCTTTATCGTAAGTGAGTACTTCGTAATAATCATCTAGTCCCTCTCTTATTGCAGAACCTACAAAACCCTGCCCTATAATTCCAATCTTCATTCTAGTTCCTTTCTACTCAAAGTACCCGCCATATTGGGGTGGTCTTACCCAGAATGCCCGTGCATCTTGCAATTTATTAGACAACACATCAGTGTTTCCGTCTGATACATATTTTTCATAGTCTATGATAGGGTAAACGTCCAGAACTGTTTTCTTGCTTGCGTTATAAAACTTTACATCTGGCTTGTCTCTGTTGAAATAAGCATATGCCAGAGAATGAATGTTTCTCATTTGATAGTTTGCTTTTTCAGGTTTGGTGATCTCAGCAGTGTACTCTTTGGAAAAATGGTTTGGATCTTTCTTAGTGCCTGTATCGAAAGTCCAGCCCAGATCTGCTCCTACGAAAATTATTTCAGAAAATCCCATGTGATAACATAATTGAAGGGCTAGGTTCATTGTGGTTCCTGTTTTGTCTATTCTATCAACTACGTTAGTAGAAAAACACGTATGCAAAACGTTGCCCTGTGGGTCTGGCTTGTTCTCAGAGAGGCTAGAAAACCACTTCACTTGACTGTATTTATTCTCAGGATCAACTTGATTTCTAAACTGTTCAGCAACGAAGCAAGTTGTTTTGTCAGACTCTATTGCAGTTCGAACTGAATCTCTCCATTGCTGGTGCCAAGGCTTAGAACTGTTAACATTTGTCGATGAAAACAGATAGTAGGTAGGTCTCCACTCTGTTTCTTCATACTTTAGAGAAATTCTATTCATAGCAAAAGAATATTCGTCCTTGATCAAGTCTAAGTTTGTATCATTTAGACTTGGCCCGTTTGCTACAAGAAAAACTCTCTTTCCCTTGTGTATATCTTTGTAATCTTCAAAAACTCTATTCATGGTTTATTTCTCGTTGTGAACATAGGATATTAATATCTCTTCAGCTTCTTCTTCTTTTAGAAAACCTGATTTTACAGAGGGCCATTCTTTTAAATTCTCAAAACCGAACACGTTTGGCATCTCTTTCCAGCCAAACAGTTTCTTGTCCCTAGGCTTAAAATAAGCAGGGTGATCATATATTACAGGAATTTTTTCAAAACCCAGGGCTGAAAGAGCTGCAACTCTATGATTTCCGGCGACTACATAAAAAGACTTCTTTTTTTCAGTTTCTAAAAAATAACCAGCGATATGTCCATGTCTTCTATCCGAATGCTCTCCAGGCCTGTAGCCTTTGTCCTGAACTGATATCATTATCTTCTTTAGCTCTATTACCTTTTTATCGACAGTAGACTGACTGATACTTTTTGTGAAAGTTGGATCCTTTAGAGATGTAGGTTTTTTATGAATCCATGGAAGAAAATAGTTGTCAAAACTTAAGTCGTCTAGACTTTTTATCGATGTTCTAAAAAGATCGTTTAGAGTGACGTAAGCTAGGCTAGAATAGTATTTTTTTAAAAAAGCTTTCGCATCTGAAGTACTTGGATTCGAATCTAATATAATTCTACATGTTTCAAACAAAGGATTCTTAGAAGCTGAAACTGGAGCTCTACCTAGATTTATCACATCGCTAGGGTCTATCATTATTATTTCTGGTGTCTTAGACATATTTTTTTATATCCAGTAAAAAATTCTCATGAGATGACTTAGATCCAAATGTGTATCTAAAAGTATCAAGCTCCCATTCACATTTTTTAGAAACTTTTTTTATCATTTCTTCGCTATATGCATCTTCTAGTTTCAAGGTTTTTTTAGGAGAAGCATTTGCTCTTACAGGGCTTATTTTCTTATCTAAGCCCAGAAGTTTGGCGAGTTCCGACAGTCCCTTTCCTAGGGTTTCAACAAAAACAGCTTTCTCAACAAGAAGATTTCTATCTTCTGAGAAAATTTGTCCGAATAGATTTCTACATAGGTCGGGCACGTGCCAATCTTCAGGATCAATAGATGTGTAGACATCTATGAACTTTTCAAAACTATCAATGTTGTGGTAGCCATTGACATTAGCCCATCCGTTATCTATCCAGTTTTTCTTTTTTGAATTGTCTATGTAGTGACTATAATAGCTGAATAGTAAATCGTAAGGATTCCTAACAGCTGTAAAAGAAAGATCTGCATGATGGAAACTAGGTTCTTCAAAATAACACGGCCATGTATCTGTCTTAAAAGAAAGGTGAGATCCTTTAACTCTCTTTGAACTTTTACTTCCGAAATGATGCTCCCTTTCTTTTTTTTCATAACCTGGGTTTACAAGAAGATTATGAACTCTAAGAGACTTCCTGACAGAGTTTCCGGCAGTCTTAGGAATGTGTACAAAAAAAGCTTTTTTCATTTATCTTTTCGCTATACAGATAGATCTCTTAAAGTTTAAGTTGCTTTTTGTATCTAGATCAAATTCTATTTCATTAAAACCAAGTTCCTCAAGCCTGTTTTTGACAAAAGTGTTAGTAGGTATTCCATGAAGAGTATTGAAAGCATTAACTTTTACTTCTCCTTTTTTTCCCTCAAAACACATATCGGACACTGAGTTGTAGGTCTTGTACTCTAGAATAAGGAAATCAGAAAGCTTTGATAAGTTTTTCAAACATCCTACAATGTCTGAGACTCTGTGCAACAGACCCAGACCAAAGCAATAATCAAATTTTTGCAAACCCTCTATTTTAAAAACATCTCTGCATTCAAAATCTACATTCTCCTGAGAGAGAACTTCTTTTGCCAGCTCTGCTCTCTTTATTCTTAAGGGATCTAGATCGAAACCTTTTACTTTTAGTCCCATTCGGGCTGCATTGATTGAAAAATATCCATCGGAACACCCGACATCGACGAGAGTCTTTTTTTCTAGAGATTCTTTCGAAAGAATAGCTTCAAGTCTAGGCCATTTATGAATACAATATCCAGGTGATTGAATATGAACTGATCTTGTTTTTATGTTGTAAGGAAACTCGTAATAGTGATTCCATCCATCTGAGTCGGACAAATCATTGACTATTCTTTCTAAATTTTCTTTTTTCATTTAAATCTCTCGCAAAAGTCAGTACAAACACCGATGAAAGTATCGACATCTATCCCTGGTGATCTTTCGGGCATTACACAAATAGCTTTTCCTTCAGCTGTCTTTCCAGGGTATGCCCAGATAAACCCTCTGGAGGTTACAGCATAATCATCTTCTTGGTGCCAGAAACAGTGTATCTTTTTATTAAGAAGCATTCTTTGAAGAGCTTCTTTGTTTTTCGCGTGGCACCAAAGCTTGTCGTTTTCTAAGAAAGATTCTTCTACTTGATAATCAGGTTCGTCATGACCTAGAAAAAATGTGTTAGAAAAATACCAAACATCTATCTCAACATCAAAACCTAGTTTCAAAGCATCCAAGATATATTCAGGAGAGTTTTCTTTTTCTGGAACGGGACCATTAATATTGCCTCTATGTGATATTATTTTTTTCAAACCTGAAATATTCCTACTTTGTTTTCGATCAACATCTTGAGATTTTCTTTTCCTAGATATCTAAGTGAATAAAGGGCTTCGACATGTCTTCCCATGTCGTCGACAATTACATGTCCACCTTTTTTTATTAATCTAGAAGACTCATAAATAGATGACATTCTTCCGGGTCCTTTAAAGGGTCTTCCTGGTGTGTTTTCCCAAGGAGATCCAGGAGCTGGTGGGCCATGGCCTAAAGGAGCGTCAACAAGAATCA